AGTCAAAGGTCTTACTCACCATGCTACCTCCACTGTTTCTGAAGGTCACTGTGAATCCTGTGCGGCTAATACTGGAAAGGGTGAAGTAGTCGCCGGTGGCCATATCCTGCGCCGTGATGCCAACGCTTGGTGTGCCATAGAAGGCGGTTGGGAAGGTCACGCTATAGGCTGCAGCACCACTGCTGAGGTTGCGCTGCTGTTCGGTGCGGCGCTCGAAGTCAGCCTTGACGCCCAGCTCCTCCACCACCACGTTCTGCGCTGGGTTGCTGCTGGTGGCCACCAACTTGAACTGGAAGCCGCGACCACGGTGGTTGTTGTTGACGAATGGCTGCCAGTCCCGCCAGGTCGGGGTGCCTGATGGGTTGTCGGATGTTGTACGGACAAACAGTTGGCAGTTGGCCGCACCAAGGTCGTCGCCGTCGATGTCGTCCCACAGGTCGATCAACTCCAGGCGCTCATCCCAAGTGTTGCCGGGTTCGTAGGAGCGTGTCTTAAGAATCTGCTGCAGACCCAAGTCGTAGACAGCGCCTAGGTCAAGAGTTTCAGCGAACTGGTACTCGCCCTCGCTCACCGCACCACCGATGTAATCAATCAGACCCAAGCCATCCCAGTTGTTATCGGTGGCCATGTCATCAATCAACTCATCCGCTGACAGCACCAGACCGACCTCAGTCTCGTTGTAGTACATGTCAGTGGCAGTGCCGTTGAAGGGCGGACTGTTGTCCTCCTCGCGGTATTCCTGCACCAAGAACAGATCCTGTGGTGCGGGCAAATCAACCACCACGCTGGCTGTATCAGCAGATTCGTTGCCGAGGGAGTCAACGGCACGGATGAAGTAGGTGCCCTCCAGCAGTGGAACGATTTTGCGGGTGCTGCTGCCGGCAACTGCAGGCACGATGTCGTTCGAGCGCCCCCATGTGGCGGTTACGTCGGTCAGCGGGGTGTGGCGGATGCGGACTTTGCCGCCGATCTTCACGTCAAGGTCAACCGCCTGTGGCCAGTACAGCTCAGCGGTGTGTTCATCAATCGGGGCAATGAACAGATCTGGGATGGTTTCCGGTGGCGCCGTCTTGCCAATGGCGTCATAGGTCTTGGTGGCAGCAGGGGATCGCTTGCTGTTGATCGCACCAACGGCGGTCACTTCAATCTCGTAGCGCCCCACGTCACTGTTCTGGATCTCAAAGTCGACAGAGCGGACGTTGGTGGTGACCCAGTTGCCGTTGTTGTAGCGGTAGCGCACCTCATAGGTAAGGGCACGTTCTGCAGCACGCCAGCCGACAATCAGCTTGGCTAACACCTGACCATTGCTTTCGTAGAGCACCTCATTGACCACCAAATTGGTTGGTGCCAGAGGCGGTTCGTTTAGGTCAGAAACGTCGCGGGTGCCGAGTGGAACATCCCGCTCCACATAGTCGTATTTGGTGGAGTTGTAAGCGACAGCGGTAATGTCATAGGTTGCGCCGTCTGTTTCCTTGACGTTCAGCACACGCCAAGTCGACATCTGGACTTCTGTTGTGCCGATCGTCCACGGCGCACCAGCAGCAGGTGCCTCGGCCAAGGTGCTGCCGGTAAAGACAGAGTTACCCACCAGCGAGGAGCCTTCGTTGATGGCAAGTTGACCGCTGGGCAGCAGCACGTTGAAAGTGAAACTGGCAGGCGGACCGCTGGGGAACAGATCAACGTCTGTGCGATCCAAGCGGACGCGGGTGGTGGTTGATCCGGTGGTGCAACGGCCAGAGCGCATGACGCCTGCACGGACTGGATCGCCGATTTTGATCAGGTCGCCAGGACGAACAGTGATGCCAGCGGCAATGTCAGTGCTAAAGCTGACGATCTCCGTCTCGTTTTGTTCGGTGTACAGCAGCCACTCACCAACACGCCGCGCTTGTCCTTGGCTAGTGCAGGCAAAGGCAGAAACCTCGATCTTGACGACGCCGAACTTGTCGATGCCTTCCTTGTCTTCAACGACCTCGTAGGCAAGGTCGCGCAGTTCCATGTCGAAATACTGCACCACTGCAACGGTGTGGCGAGTTTTGAGACTGCTGCCGCTGTAGGTGAAGCCTTCCTCGGTGACGTTGGTCTGGTTGAAGATGTATGAGTAATCCTGCGGGCGATCCTGCGAGATTTCCAGTGCACCAGCCGACCAAAACGGCATGGCACGGAACACTGAGCACAGATCGTTGATCAGCTTGAACGCTTCTTCTTGCGTCTGGATGACAACGTTGCAGGCGAAGCGCGGTTCTTGACCACCTTTGCCATCCGCAACAACCTCCGCGCAATACTGACTGGCAGCCAAAAAGCTCCATTTGTCGAGCTGTGCTGCGTCGACGTGATCACCAAAGCCGTAACGTTTGCTGACCAGCAAATCCCAGAGGATCCAAGCTGGGTCAGTTGTCCACTGCGCTGCAGCAAACGTGCCATTCCAAGTGCCTGCGTAAATCAGGCGACCGTTTTGCGGGTTGACGGTTGCATTGTTGGGGATGCGTACCTTGATGCCGCGAATTTTGTAAGCACGCGACGGGATACTGCTGAACTGCTCTGCGTTTAGCTTGACCGCAAATAATGCACTGTTGGGATAAGTTGTTTTGGCATTGATCTTTTCGGTGTAGTCGTACCAATAAAAGTCACTGTTTTCAGTCGTGCTGCCTGAGGGTGCAGCATCAGCAGTGACACGCACCACGCGAATATCAACAGGTGGTGCTGCGGTTAGATCAATGCGGTGGATGCGCTGGTACAGGTCAGCGGTGCGGCCACGGATTTCACTTTCAACAACAGTTGAAAAAGGACCGCCGCTATACGAGGTTTGGATGCGGTACTGGATTACAGCACCTTCAACGTCTCCGTTGCTCTTAAAAATTTGCAGAGCTGGCGTACCAATCGTTACGCGCACTGAGTTGACATCGGTGTCGGTAATAGATCGGGTTACTGCCGATGCCTGCGTAACTTTTGTGTTAACCAGCGTTGTGCTCTGGTTGGCGTCACCTACGTTCTGGGTGTAGGTCTGGTTTTGCGTGCCAGTGCGAAACTCGAAGGCAGCATTTGTGATGTCAAAGTTGTAATCGGATGCTTGGGCGTTGGTCGGGTCGGCATCGCCACGGAGAATTGGTGTGTTGTTGAGGTAAACATCCTTCAACATTGCGACGTTGTAATTTGTCGTGCCAACGGTGTAATCCTTGGCAGAGGGGAATCCCTCAATTTCACCTTCACCAATTAAGTCAATGATTCGTGCAACTTGACGTGAATCAAGGTTGTCGCGGGTGACATTGGCCGACCCACCGCCACCGCCACCACCGCCCTTGCCGCCACCGCCACCGCCGCCGCCAGCACCAGCAATCAGATGCTTTTCCATATCAAACTTCTTCGGTGTTGATGCCGGCAGAAATAATCACGCTGCCGGTTAACACTTCACCGTAAATAACAGGAACTGGCACGCCTTGGCGACTGACGTTTTGGATGCCGCTAAATGAATATGAACGTTTCGGGTCGGTTGCGCTGTCAGTTCCAGAGCTGATTGTTGAGGTTGGGGTCAATAATTGAGAGACGCCACCCAGTACCAATGCGGAACCAATCGCGCCAATCGCAAGAGATGCACTTGCACCAAGAGTGAAAGTACTGCCCAACACGTTTGCGCCCAATCCCAGAAAACCACCGCCTACTGGACCAAGCAGGATCGCGGCTGCAATCAGACCGACGCCAGCCAAGATCTGTCCAGTGCCGCTGCCAGCACCACCAACGACGGGCACGATCCTGATGGCTTCCTGTGGTGCGGCTGGGTAGTGCAGTTGCATCGGTTCATCTGCAAGCTGCAAACCAAGCCGGCCAACAGTTACTTGGTATTCGCCTTCGCTCATCACGCCACGAAGGCTGGGAAAATTAGCCAGCAAGAAACGGATTGCCTCAGCCGGTGACTTCACCGCAGCCTTGAAACTCCGCTGTCCCAGGTGCTTTGCCAGCTTACCGTAGACCTTGATGACCCGGAACATTTCAACACCTGCTGGTATGCCGAACAATCAAGCCTGTGCTCTTCTGATAGTAGCCACCCCACAGGTCGCGGCTACTGAGTCGACCCCGCAGGTGATGCAGAAAAAGCTGGTCGCCTAGATACACGCCGACGTGGTTGAGACCTGGTGATCCATCAAGGCGCATCAGGATTGCATCGCCGTACTGAGGCAGCTCCAGTCCCATGTCCACGAAACCAGCCTTGGCAAAACACTCTTCAAACATGGGCGCCTGGTGGAAGTCCATCATGGATGCCGGGCGATCCCAGTCCGGTAGGTCAAGATCCAGCTCTTCCTTGTACCAGTCGCGCACCAGCGTCCAGCAGTCGCTGACGCCCCACACCCACTGCCGTCCGATCAGTGGTGCCTTGTAGCCGGATGGTTTGATCTCGCACCACATCTGGGTGCCGGGATTGCAGATGAACCAAGGCAAGCCTGACTTTTCGCAGGACATGCGGTCGGCTTCACTGGGTTGCGCGGGACTGCGCGGGTGGCTGTGGAAAATTGCCGTGATTTCGCCAGCATCCTCGGCGGCGGCATAGTCCTCTGGGTCAATGACAAAAAAGTCATGGTCGGCGGCAAGGTTTTTGCACGGCCAGTAGCGTTCGCGCCCTTTGACAACCAGCACCAGGCCGCACGCCTCCCGTGGCGCTTCTTGCAGCGCGTGTTCTTGTGCGTCGTGTTTCCAGTGGGTCATCCGTAGAAGGTGCCAGCGCTGGGGAATGACCCAAACGGTAGGTCGGCATAATCGCCGAAACGCTTTTTGCAGGAGCTGATGCGCTTGCCGCATACATCCCGCAGTGGGTCGACCGTGCCAGTGGTCACTAAAGGTTCGTTGCTGTTGCTGTAGCCCGAGGCGTACAAGACGGTATTTGTGTTGGTGTAGACGGTCAAGCCACCATCAGCGTTGAGGGTCAAGCGGTTGTTTACGTTGCCGGTGACACCTGTGACTTGAAGTTGAGGACCAGCAGATGACAATGTGCCACTATCGGGATTGTTGTACTTAAACGGGTTGCCGTCGCTGAGGGTGCGCGTGGCGTTAAAGACTTCATTTAGATACCAAATGCCAGTCGAGCTGACGATTGTGTAAGAACTGGCGCCCCAGCCAAAGGACTGGCCGGAGTAGTGCGGGGGGTCGGCTGGTATTTCAAAAGATGTGAATCCGATAGTTAGCCGGATTGTTTTGCCGGTGCTGATTGTGAATGTGTAAGTGACGGATTGCGTTTGACCCAGTGCGCTGGGCGAGGATCCCACCATCTCGTAACCAAAGCCTCCGCTGCGTCCAACATTGACGTTGGTTGGATACCAGTTAATGAACGAGACGGTAGTGGGAGAGGCTGTGGAAGCGGTGTTACTTGCCCACAGCACTTCGCTGCCATCCTTGTATAAAACCACATTGCCGTCGGTCTGCATCCTGAGCTGGTACGACCCACTGCCCCGAACAGTGTTGGTTGCCCAAACTGCATTGTTGCCAGGGATGCCTTGCGGACCAGGCTTTTTGTAGACGACAAAGTTGCCGTCGTTTTGCATGATGCCTTTGTACCAGCCGTTGGCGGATGTGATGTAATCGCCATTGCTGAGTGTCTCGCCAGCGGTTAGCTGATTGCCAAATACACTGGCGGCGAAGTTGACGGCAGGTGTGGCACCAAGCGGATTGTCGTATTCGTCGTAATAATTTGTCCCCGTGTAACCGCACTCTGCGCTGCGGTATTTCCATTGGCAGATATTGGCGATGACTTGACGCTTTGGTGCGCGCACACCGGCTAAGTCAAAGACAGCGGCAAGCTCAAACTCGACGATCTCGCGGTTTTCGACTGATTTGCGGTCGATGTAATAGACCTCACGCGGCATTTCCTCGTTCGCGGGTGTGCCGTAAGGATTGGTGCCGCCAGTGAAGTTGACTGGATCGAGGAAACGGCTGAGCGTGCGGATGCGGATCAGCTTGGCGCCAGTCAGGTCATTGCCGGGCGTGATCTCGTTGACGCCAAGCAGTAGCGCGGAGATACTGCCAAGCAAGTTGGAGATGCGGATGCGTGGACGCGGGAGCTGGCCGTTGCCGTTGTACTCAAACCCTTCAGCTTCAATGGGCAGCGGCTGGTACGGTTCGCCCTGCCAGTAAATATCGCCCGCTGGTGTTTTTTGGTTGACGCCAGCATGAAAGCGAACAATCTCCGCACTGCCGTGCAAATCCAAGTCAAGATGCAGCTCGAATAGTTCAATGATCGCGTAAGGGTTGGAGCTAAGTAGCTCCTTGAACATTTCGCTCATGGTTCAAATACCTGAACAAAAGTTGCGGTAATTGTGGCCCGGTTTACGTAAGGTATTGTCTTGCTCCACTGCTGACAGATCCACTTGTAAGACGTTGCGGAGTCGGGAGGTGTCCAGTCAAAGGATTCTGCGCCAGCTCTGGCTTCTAAGAAGGTTTCGATTGTGTCGGCATTTGTCTCGCTGATGTTTTGCCAAGTTAGGTCCCACTGCTTTGCGTCTTGATTGAGACCGAAGCGCAAGCGCTGGCTGTAGCCGTCGCCGAATTTGACGTTACGGACTGATGGCTGGCTGGTTTTTTGGGCGCCGTATGACGGGGTAATTGCGGGGAAAGTAGCCATTACGCCAGCAAGCCTCCTGGTCGCTTCTGTTTAATCAATTCTGCCTGCACAGCAGCACCAACGGCACGACCTAAAGCAGCGGAGTCAGGTCCATTACCCTGCACGCTGGAACCGCTGGCGTCAACGTTCACCACAATATTGCCAACTCCGCCAAAAGAACCCGCAGGAGCAATGCCACCACTGCGACCAGGCGTAAACAGCTCGGGACCACGCTCACCAACCAAATAACTCTGACCAGCCATCACAGAGCCGCCATTGGCACGCTTAAATAAACCGCCCAGCAATCCACCGCCAGTGCCAGTGCCCGACATTGTGCCGAACAGGGCAAGGTTGACAGCAACGTCAAGCAATTTATTAGCAATGCTACTCAACAAATTATTGGCTACTTCTTGCAATGATTTGGTTCCGTCAATCGCGCCTTGTATCGCCTCAACAACACCACTTTTAATTGTCATGCCTATATCACCATAAAGCTGTTTAAGTTGTTCGGCTGCAGATACCTGTTCTTTTAACGCATTTGTTTTTTCTAGTGTTGTCCTTACATCAGCTTCATTTAGACCCGGATACTGAGCTTTCAAATCTCTAATTTGCTGATTCAATAAAACTTCTGCTTCATTTCCATTGAGCCGGGCTTGCATCAATGCCTGTTCATCCACGAGTTTTTGCATTGCATCTGCAGCGTTCTTTGCTTTTTCTTTTTCTGCTATTGCTAAGTCAAAAGCAAGTTGCCTTGATACTCCTTTTGCCTTGAGTTCGAGATCAGCGATTTTTGCTAGCTTTGCTGCATCGGGTATTTCTTTATTTGCACGAACATCTGCAATTTCATTTGTTATAGCAGCCAATTCTTTTTGAGCTGTTCTTGTAGTTACAAGAGCATCATTGTTCTGAGAACGTGCAAGAAGGATTTGGCCTTCTATGTTGAACTGCGATTGAGTAAGACTTAACAGACTTTGCGCGTCTGCTATTTGTTGTGCCTGCCGCTTACGTTCAGCTTCTGCAGCTTTTGTTCTATCTTTTCCACCGCCCCCGCCTACTGGGGTGAGCAAAGATGGCGGTTGGGCACCAGGTTTTTGTGCAGGTGCAGGCGGAGCTTTAATTCCAGGCTGTTGTGAAACTAATTTGCCAAGTTTTTCTAAATTCGGCAAAAAACCTGGACCTTCACGGCTTTGTTCTGCCAGTCTCTTGAAGATTGTTTCACCAGCTTTTGCATTGCCCTTGCCAAGTAATTCAAAAAGTTTTTGCTGACTGGTATTGCCAGTGAAAAAGTCAAGCGGATTCAGGCTAGATGTAGGCAGTCTTCCAGCCCTTGCTTCAGACAAAACCTTTGCCTTTTGCGGACCCATTGCCGCCATATTTATTGCATCAGTAATAACCGTTATGACTTTCGTCGCCTCATCCATCAAGTATTTGAACAACGGTGCAAACACTTGCCCAATGGTTCTCGCCAAACCCTCAACAGCATCTTGCAAGGTGCTGAACTTACCCTGCAGGGTGTCAGATTGTGCGATTGCCCCGTTTGCGTATTTACCACCAGCATTTGTGAGGTTCTGTATTGCCACTTGTACCGCTTCTGCGCTGATTCTGCCTTTAGAGAGTGCTTCTCTAAATTCATCGCCAGACATGCGATACATGCGCTGCAATTCTTTTTGCAGTGCAACACCACGTTCTTGGAACTGCAGTAGTTCTTCACCCTGCAACCTGCCTTTGGCTTGAACTTGACCGTAAGCAGTAACAAGACCTTGAAGTTCGGCGCCAGTAGCACCAGAAACATCGGCTAACCGCCGCGTGGTTTCAACTACATTTTTTGCTTCAACACCAAAAGCATTAAGCCGTTTAGCAGCATCAATCAGTTCCGTGCTTGTAAAAGGTGTAACAGCACCCAACTGCTGCAGTTCTTGAATAATTTGCTTTGCCTGCTGAACACTGCCAGTTAAAACCTGCAGACTTTTTACCTGCGACTCAATTTCTGCAGTTTTACCAAAAATAAACCGAACAGCTTGAGCTGCGCTAAAAGCACCGACAAGCCCTTTAACAGCATTTTCAAGACCATTGACACTGGCTTGTGCCGTTTTAGAAGCATTGGCAACATTGCGGATCTGATTTACCGCACCTGTGCTGTTTACTTGTACATCAACGACGGCGACTGCCACAGTTGCACCAAATCCCTTATTTGCAGTCTATCGCCGTGCCCTTGCCTTAGCCTTTTCCATTTCTTCTTTTTCTCGTTCCCCTTTCACTTCGTAGTAGGCCGCAAACATGACAAACTCTGCCTCCGTCATTTGCTGACGCATTTCACTGACGGTTTTGCCTAATTCGGTAGCCAGGAAGAACTCAAAAAATAGCCATGAGTCTTCCTTTAGCCGTTTTTTGCTTCCGGCAGGCTTTCTGGATTGCCAAGACCAAACAGGAACAACTCCAGTTCGTTCAGTACCGATTCAGGCAGTTCGCGTTGCAGTTTGGCAGCATCAGCAGCAGCAAAAGCCTTGGTGCCATCCTCAAGCTCAGCCATCTGGCACAGCATCTGCGTGCTGATCTCCAGAGCCTCTTCGCTGCCTGCCAAGGTCGTTGCCCGCTTACGGTCAGCACGGGTAATCGGCTTGAAATACAGCGACAAGACAACAGCGCCGTCCGGTCCTTTGATGTCGAACCGACGACGCTGATTTAGGTCAAACGCCCCGGTGAGAAGATCAACAGGGCGCTGATTTGCGGCGGGCATTAGATGCTAAGAGTCAGGGTTCCGCTAGAAACGAAATTGAGAGTAACAATCTCGATCTCGCCAACCGTAGCACTGTATTCGGTGCTCGTCACCACGATGGTGCCCGTGATCTTTTTGCCGCCGGTTTCATCCAAATACAGCTCAACGGCTGCATCGGCTTCGTCGGTGGCTTGGTTCACATCCTTGATCAGATCAAGTTTGTCGCCAGAACCGGGGGCGTCATACATGACTTCGATGGTGCCTGACCCGCTGATCAGACCACCAACGTTGGCGCGGTAGGTGGCGCCATGAGCAGACACGTCGTATGACTCTTTTTCAACGGTCATAGACCAAGAGCGGACAGCCGCGATCTCAGAAAGACCGCCGCTGCCAGCTTTGTCAAAGAAGACGGTGCCTTGTTGGCCGCGATAAAAAGCCATGATCAGATGTCCAGAGTGATGGCGCCGTTGGTCACGAAGTTCAGGGTAATGACTTCGATCTCACCGACAGTGGCAGAGTATTCAGCCGAGGTGATGACACCATCAAAACTAATTTTCTTGGTGCCAGTGGTGTCCATGTACAGCTCAAAGAGCGCAGCACCTTCATCGTTGGCCGTATTCACCATTTCGATGAAGGCGTTGGTTTCGTCTGCGCTGCTGGCGGTGTACAGCACTTCGCAGGTACCAGAGCCGCTAATCAAGCCGCCAACATTGGCTCGATAGGTGGCGCCAAGGGCAGTAGTGTCCAGCGATTCCTTTTCAACGGTCATAGACCAAGAGCGGGTGCTGGTGATGGTTGCAGCAGAGGAACCCGCGTCGTCGAATTTGACGGAGCCCTGCTGTCCACGGTAAAAAGCCATGGTTACAGATCCTCAAAGGTTTCAAAGGTCAGTCTGACCTGTGTTTGGAAGAAACCCTCTGGGGATGGGTTAGCCACCACCTCGGGTCCGGTGGGCGGATCAAAATGAACGCCACTTACAAGGATTCTATTGTAAAGATCACGAACTCTTTTCCCGATCGTTAGATTAGCGCCTGGACCAACGCCTTTGGCGGTAAAAACGTTGATCACCACAACACCAATAACACTGTTGCTGGAACCTGATGTTCCGCCCATTGTCAGGTAGTTGTTATTTCCAAAGCTGACTAGGCATTGAACCCAACTATTGCTTGGCGTAGGCGTGTAGGGCTGATTGTGAAAGATAACAGGTATTGCCGGGGACAAAGCAAGCTCAGTAGCAAGCCTGCCTTCGATAGTGGACCGGACAGTATTTAGATCAACGGCAGCCATTATGCAGACCTCCCAATGCGATCAGCTTCTGAACGTGCCCATTTAGCCATTTCAGCAGCAATGCGATCAGGCCAACCTGGATTAGGTGCTTGTTTTGACCAAGCCTGGTAGGCAAGACGTTCAGCATAAGGAAGGCTATTGGAAATATGATAAACATTCCCAAGTACTTCTTGCTGATAATTTAAGCGTCGTGGTGGGTTTATGCCTGATGGGCTTGACTGTGGACCAGCGTCATAATCAATTTGCTGATTTTGACCGATTGCCCAGCTAATGCGAAAACGCCCAGTATCAACAGGGCTTTCTTCCTTCAAGCGTTTATCAGTTTCAAAAACAGTCGAACGCAGTAACTGTTCGTATTGGTCGGAAGCAAATTCACCGATTTGATCAATCCTAATGCGTCTTGCCATTACTATGTCCTCAAAATTAGTTCATAAACGATTGCCGTATTATCCTGCTCAATGGTCTGCACTTGGATGATTTGATAGCTCACATTACTGATTACAGCACGGTCTTCAGTATTTGGCACAGTTGTTAAATCAGCAGCAGCAACAATTAGCTTCCGATCGCTGGCTTGCACTAGTTCATTGACTTCTCGAACATTTACATTATCCAGCACGCCTTGAATTGCGCTGTCACTCGTGGTTTCCGTAATGGCACCAGTTGTTGTGTTATAGGTTCCAGGCGTAACAAACCGCACCGTAACGCTACCGCCAAATTGCTTGATGACCTTTTGGGCAACTTTACGTAGCGACGTTGCAAGTGCCATCAGATTTTGTACGCAATGCAAGCGCCGTTCTGAAGCTTGATGCTGGTAAATACCCCACGGATTTCAGAGCCAGCAGGGAACGACTCACCGTTGAGGCTATTGCCAGTCATGTTGGTGCTGACAATGGTATCAATCTGGGTGTTCTCGTAAAAATCAATGTGGTGGAAACGCCCAGTGTGCGTTGCCGTGTCAGTAATGACTTCACCACCGATGGTGTAGTCAATGCCGTTGCCCTGGTGTCCTTTAAAGCTCATGATCAGATTTTGTAGGCGACGATTTTGCCAGAAGCCAACGTCACGCTAGTGAAAACACCCTCGATTTCATCACCAGCAGCTAGCGGCACGGAACTGAATGTATTTCCACTAGCGTTCATTACCGTGGCGGTGCTAATCACAGCATCTGCCAGGGCGTATAGCTTCCAAAAACGACCCGTATGAGCAGCGGTGTCAGTGATGTATTCAAACCCGATGTTGTAATAGCCGTTGTCAGACATGATCAGCTCCGGCGAATGGAAATGTTGCCCGGTCCACTAATTCTAAGACCAGTCAGATACCTTTCAAAGATCGGTGGCACCCGGTCAGCACCTGTTGCGGTGCTGCTAGCACCAGCGGTTTCAACACTCAAGCTGCCAATCTGTACACGCTTGTAGTCTTCAAGCCCGCTCAGCGCCATACCATCCTTGTTGTTGTTCAGGTAAACAGCTAGGACACACTGGGCTTTTTTGATCTGATCTGGGATTTCAGTGCTGGTGTAATAGTCAGTCGTGATGCGAAACGGAAAGCCAACAGCGTACGTGTTGATGTAGGTATCAGGTTTGCGGACACCATCACGAGGCCATTGCAACGCTTGGGTGTCAGTAGCGCGAGCACCAAGGAACCGTTCACGATCGAGACGTTGCGTTGCCGTGTACAACGCACGATTTTTTTGATCAGTGGTAGCCGATGCCCAAGCCGTTACGTCATCATCTTGCACAAAACCTTCAATCACCAGTTCCGCTGCTGCCAGAGTTAGGTAACTGTTGGCGTTTGCGCCGCCCACTGTTGCGTCGATTGTTATTGCCATCGGTTGACAGCGGTTGGTCTTCTGTTAGTTGAAGTTTAGGAGTGGGCTCTGCAATAGGAAAAGAGGCTCTAGCCGTAACCAGAGCCTCACGATCACGCAGTCGCCTAAAAGCGAACAGCCCCATCAGGCGTTTGCAGCCTTGATTACAGCAAAGCTAAGCACGATGGCTTGGCTAAGCGAACCACCAGACACGTTACGCACGGTGACCGCAAAAGATCCCGCTGCAATAGCGTTGGCTTCGACGGCATAGGCACCGGCAGTGCCACCCGACGAGTGGTTAACGATCACAACGTCATTAGCAGCAACAGTGCTGTTGGTGACAGTGAAGCTAACGTTGGTGGCATCAGCGAGTGCTGCGCCGTTCATGGTAATTGCCCCACAAACTTTGTTGAGGGTGACACCAGTAGATTTGCTAGTGGCTTGGGTAACCGCACCACCAGTGCCGCTGACGTAGCCAATGGCACTGCCAGCAGTTACTTCAAAAAGAGAAGCCATGATTAGTTACCTCAATCCATGTTGGAGGTATTGGTCGCGCGCACGATGCCGAGGTTCTTCAGCTCGTACACTTTCGACCAGTTGCCCACGGTCTCCAGTTGAGCGCGGGTGGGGTTGGTGGTAGTCACCGCCCACTTGGCGCCAACGGGGTGATAGCAATAATGCAGGTCGATCGACATGGCATCGCTCTTGGCGAGGATGTCACGGTCGGTTTCCGTCTGCATTGCCATCTGTTCACCGCTAGCAACAGCGCCAGCAGTGAAGAAGTAGGTGGCATACTCGGTGGAAGCACCGCTGCCATCGGTCTGCACATCGTCAGACACGATCACACGCAGACCCATGTAGGTCGGCACGGTCACATCGCCACCGTAAGCGGCAACCAGCGAACCACCAGATTGAGTCGTGGAGGTGCCACGGGCTTCGTTGGTGGAAACGTAGTCGATCGCCTTGCGCTCAACCAGGTCGTAATAGACCTTGCTGTGCATACAAACGGCAGTCAGCTTGTCGCCTTGATCGCCCAGCAGGGAGCGAGCTTCAGCAACGTGACGGGGGCTCAGCACAGTCGGGGTGTCAGCAGACTCGCCATCAATGGTCAAACCAAAGAAAGCGGCAGAGCTGCTGGTGGTGCCCAGGCTGCCGAACACACCGCCGAGGCAGGACAGCAGGTCCTTTTGGCGCTGGTTGGCAACGTAGTCAGCGATTTTAGCGCCGATAGCAGCCATGGGATCGGAACCAGCAGCCAGAGCAGCCAGGTCACGAGCCTCAAAAGCACGACCACGGTGCAGGATAACGCCAACTTGCTTGTCAGCAGAAATCTTGCCGGGCGTCAGGGAAGAGCTGTCAGACAGCACTTCAAAATCACCGGAAAGGTTGGCTTTCCAGAAAGGCACGTTGATAAAATCACCGCCCTCCGAAGCATTCAGCTCAGCCATCGGCTGCACCACACCGCTAGCCAGGAAGGCATCGCGCTGGGTGGTTTGCTCAATGACGTACGGCGTAAATACCTCGGGGATGATGATGTCAGAGCGAAGGGTCGCCATGATTCATCCTTTGAGATGGGTTTACGTTGTCGGGCACAGCCCTTACCCAGCACAGCCGGTTATCAAAAAGTTTAACGTCCCGCTGCAGCTTTCAACCGTTCGTATAAATCACGGTCTGTGCGGAACAGCCGCGATTGTTCTGTGAGGTTGAAAGATTCAGGCAGGAACGGGTTTTTGATGCCCACTGGTGCATCGCCGGTGGTACGACCGACTGGTGCGCCACTGCCTTGCGGTTTGGGTTGCTTCTGCATCCACGATGGCAAAGTCTTTGCCCATTCCTGCACTGGTGTGCGTTGATAACCGTCAACGACGACCACGGTGCCGTCAGCTTCGCGTTCAATCTGCTCAGACGACAGCTTGGTTTTGAGGATCAGGTCAGGATCATGGACAACATCTGCCAATGCACTGACAGCAGGTGTCAACAGCTCTAGTTCACGGACGCGTGCTTCAAGGTCGCTGATGCGTTGATCCTTTTGTGCAGTTGCCTCGCGGAACTGTTGCTCTAAGGCTTGACGGGCTTCGGTGTATTTGCCCTGTTGCTCAAGCTGCTGTTGTTCATAATTGCGCTTGAACTCCAGCAGTTCATCGATGTTGACCCCATCGGGGACTGCCTTGGCGCGCTCTACTGCTTTCTTGTATTCATCGAGCAGTTCAGCATTTTTGCGGCGCATTGCTTCCAGCTCTGCTGCCATCTTGCTGTTGTCTGCAGTTTGCTCCACAGGAGACTGCTGTTCATCTGACATGAAAACCCACAGGGTTTAGTGCGGACCTAGATTAGTGGTTGGTAGCCAAGAATGTCAAAACGGGAGTGGAACACGGTTGTGCGGGAACCGTGGAACCCGATGATCCATCAATGCCTGAAGGCTATTGACCGGCACATGGAGCAGTATCGAGAATCAGGGAACTGTTGGCACGCTGCCAAAGCTCAAGACCTGCGCTGGTACGTTGCTGAGCTTAAAGACTGGATTCACCAACAAGAAAGTCAGTAGCTCACCATTTTTCCTTGTCAGCCCAGTACGCAGCGGACATTTTGCCTTTAGCAATGTTCTTGGCGTGCCGTGCTTTAAACGATGTCCTTCTGGCCTTGTCTGCTGCTGACTCTCCTTTTTGTGCTGGTGAGCCTGACACACCCTGCTGACCGAACCTAATCAGTTTGACCTGATCACCGTCTTTGGCTAACACGGCATGTGATTTGGTCGGATGCTTCGGCGTCCGCTTCGGCTTGTTGTAGCCGTCAAACTGTTCGCCGCGATACGTAATCATTTGCGTGGGGCAGCCTGCAGCTCAGAGCGTTTCTTGATAACAGAGTTGCCGGTGGATTCAGATTTGATCCGCACAATCGGATCATCTTGGCTGCCAACACGGGTAACACTGCCACCGCCTTCCGTTTTGATAGTGGCGCGTTCACCACCAATGCCGGTTACAACGCCGTAGGTGCGAACACCTTGGTACAACCAACTAACACGATCACCGCGTTTCATTTTTTCTTACCTTTGCCTTTGCGGCTCATGCCAGCTTCGGACAGGGCAATAGCGATCGCCTGCTTACGGCTTTTTACGGTTGGTCCTTTTCCTGGACCCGGTTTGCCGCTGTGCAGTTGACCGGCTTTGTACTCCTTCATCACTTTGCCGATTTTCTTCTCGGCTTTGGTTGGTTTCTTTGCCATCGGTCGTTGGCGGTTGCTCTAATGGTAGCCCGTTCCTATCGCACCAAACTTCAGTGCCGTCGTGATAAACCGTCAGCCTGGCATCAACAGTTTTGCCGTTGATGGTAACGGTAAAAAACTCAGAAGCCTGATGCCCGTCGGCGTAGGTGTATTTAAGAATCGGACGCTCCATAACGTTTACGAAGCTGGTCTAAGGTTAACTCTGAACCGTCAGTGCTAACCAGTTTGGCTAAAGCCTTTTGCGGTCCGTACTTTTCTGACAGTAAGTCAAAATACCGCACCTTTTCTTTGCCTAAAACTTCAGCTTTCACTTGAGCAGACTGCTCTTTTAACCATTGACCGTATGTCGTGTTGGCTGGAACAGGACCATCCATGCTTGCACGACGCCCTGGTGGCGGCGGGTTGAAACCAAGTTCTTTGTAGTCAATGACTGGAACTGTTGTTGAACGGCAGTTGAAGTGCTGCGGTGGTGTTGGACCTTTGCCGTAAGGGAACTCTTGCCCATCAAGTGCTCGACAGATAGGTGACGTGCGCATATCAAGCGTTGCCGTGTACCTGTATTTTTTGGTGATGTCTTGATTGGCTTCGTACACTTGCTGGCTAGCAGCATTGGCAACTTGATTGATGCTAGTGCGTACTAGCGTGATGACTTGATTGTTGGCAGCGATTGTTGCTTGACCACCAGCTTCTGCAATTTGGCGAACGCTACCAGTTTGACCAATTTGCAATTTGCCGGTCAAACGCTTAGCAATCTCTTGGGTAGTTTCGCCGGTCAGCAGACCATTGCGTACCACCTGCGAAAACAACTCAGCCTGAGACTCGACAATGCCGTTAAACGCTTTGACGACAACTTCACCATTTGGCAAGGTGATGGTGGCACCTTTGGCTGCGGTCAAACTGTAAGTTTGCGGTGCGCCTTGCACAGCAGCAGTAAGGTCATCGCTAAGAGTGACAACATTGATGCGGGTTGGATCTGTCGTGACAACAGATTGAGCAAACTGCGGGCTGATTTCAACAGTGTTGACGATGTTCCGTGCCCCGGCAGGCAATGCGCGTGCTAGTTGATCAGTGACAAACTGAGATTGCAGCAATGCTAACCCTTGCAGTTCACCAACAAGATTTTGAACACTGCTATTTGACCATGTTGCTAAGGATTCTTTTAACTGCGCCAAAATTGCTCGCAGTCTTGCTGCTTTGACCGGCGCTGATAATTCATCGATGGTGCGTAACTGAGCAACAGCATCAACGATGATGTCGTTGTAAGCACTGACAATACCTTTGGCAACGCTATTGCTGTAGCGGTTTAGATCAATCGCATTGCGGTACAAACTTGATGGTGTAGCCACTGTCAGTCAATGCCAAGTTTCTTGGGGTCATGTGCTGTTAAAACTGAAACGTCAGCACCATTACGCAGGGCTTGCTCAATGATGATTTGAATCGAGTCTGCCATTTCATCGTTCAGTTTGCCTTTCATTTGCAATTCCTCGACAGACTCTGGTTTGCCTTGCCGGTACCAAGAAATCCTGAGGACAGCAAAGACATGTGGCGGCATGTCCTTTTGACTGCAGAACAGGACCTGCTTACGTGGTCTGGATGCTCCCATAGTCCTGCCGCCAGTGCATGAATACATCATGCCGGGATTTCGTCAATGTCATCCGGATTTGCGGAATCAACTGGGATTGTCTCAATAGCTTGTTGCTCTGGCGGTGCCATTTCAATCAAGCCACCGTTTTGAGTTGCTTCCAGTTCCTCCTCTACGTCAAACTCATCCCCAAGGACTTCGCCTTCATAAAGCTGATCAAGGAGCGTTTTTTGCGTGATGGTGCCAGCGGTATAAAGAGAGAGCAGCGACTGAATCTCGGCAGGTTCCAGTCTGGCGCCAAGGAAATCACGATTGACAAAACTGCTGCCAGCCTGCGGGATGTTTAGATATTCAGCATGAAACACAAGGCAGTTATCAATCAGGTCTTGCATATTTTGCGCAATCACCATCATGGTGCTATCACCTTGGCTGCGATCAATGCGCTTAGCTTCTGCCGTTTCTGCACTAAGTTTTTGACCGAGCACAGCAGACAAGCCAAGTTCATTAATCTGTACAGCAATTTGTTCCAAGCGACGAAACTGTGCCTCAAAACTCTTGCCATCAGGCTCGATGTATTGTGCCCTGCCATCACTGGGGAAGCTGATCGCCTCACCAGGACCAGCGGATACTTCTTCTGGCGATGATGGGAAACCAAAGAATGCAAGCATTGGCACTGCAGAAATGTGCAGTTGATTGTCCAGATCAGATTGAACTTGATAGGCTTTGAGATTCAGTTCTGCAATGTCTTCCAACGGTGGGCGTGATTCCATAAAGTTCACGCGGTTGGCATAAGCAACGGTGAATGGTATTTCACTCAAGGTTGTGGTGCCTTGATCATGCAGTTCAAAATTGCCTTTGTCACTACGACGATGGATTTCAAAAGCACCAGGAGTCAATACACGCACCTGCTCGACTTCTTTTTCGCCGTACAAGCCATCAGGCACGATCACTTTTTCTAACAAGCGCAACTGACTTAGCTGTTGTGCACCATCTGCCATTTCAGTGCGCCAGCCTAAAATTTCACGCGGCGTATAGCTGCACCAGTATGGTCTGCCATTTTCACCAGCAGCAGGCGCATCAACTAAAACACCTACATGCCCGTAACGCACCATTTTGCGTGCAGCTTCATACGTCCAGACGTTGAGGTCATTACCTTGCAAGTCAACGTCGAACAGTTGTTCGCGCACCAAGTCTGAAACATCATTGAGCCTGACAGGCTTACGGGTTAACATGCCCGCCAGCATCCGCTCAAGACGTTGATAGTAAGGAGGACAAACCGAACGAGCCAGACGATTGTCGTAACTTTCATCCAGCTCGCGTGGTTCTTGTGGCAAGTACCTGCGATGGCGACGCCGTAGTTCATACGTGCCGCCAATCAAATCTTCTAACAGGATCCAGTGGGGCTCTTGATTACGCCATGCAGCATTAGGGTCGTTGACGTGAGCGACTCTTGCGGTGAGCTGACGATCGTAATGGTTAAACCCGGTGTAGACCACTGTTATGCCGCAGGTTTTGAATCAGTTTAGATAGCGGCGAGGGTAACAGACTTCCGCCCGAGTTTGATTTCAAACTCATCGCCAGGTTGGAAACCCATTTCCTGGACGTAGCTTTCACCAACCATCAGTTTGCCATTGAATTGAACCTTGGTCTTGTAGGTCAAGGCACGACCACGCTTGGCAGGTTTGGTCAGTTCAACGCCTTTGGCTTCCAGAAGCGCCTCATAAAACTGAGTAAAGCAGAGTTTGTCATTTTTGACGTAGCCGCATTCACGAACCAGATCAGACTTGTTGAGGTCTTTCAGTTCGCGGACTTTAGCGAGTAGTTCTTGACCGACGAGCATTGGTAGGCTCAAAGATGAACGCGTACTAATATACCCGAATCCCAGTGCCTTTGCCAGCTTGCATGTACAGCGGATTGAAGGCGCCCAGGATTAGGTAGCCTAGACCGTCGGTCCAGTGTTCAATGCCTGCTGATTTGTCAATAACGTAATCGTCTGCGCCTTGTTTGTAGGTGACGTTTTTCAGTGCTTTGATGGTGTGCTTGCAGCGTGGGTGGATGAATAGTTTGAGATGACCGTCAGCGGTACGAATCATCCAGTTGGTAGCGTTGATTTTGTCTTTTACTGCCCACGGGTGCTTTGGTGTGATGCATTGGAAGCCGCAGCGTCTGATGATGCCGTGGTCGGTTTCACCAGCCGCAGATGTCTTGCGGGCGCTCCCTGTTGGATCTGGATAAGCAACAATTCGCCGGTTCGGGAATCTCTGTTTAAGGAGCGTACAGACTTCATCAGTGTTGGACTGTTTTACCGCGAGTTCATCCCAGATGTGGATTGTATCGCCAACACGGCTAGCAAGTACACCAGCCATAACGCTGACGTTAAAGTCAGTGCCCCAGAGAATATCACCGCCCGTATCAGCAACGTCTGTGGTGATGTTGTCATCAGAGAAGTCTGGGTAGACACGACCGGATAGGGTTTCAAAGGAGGCTAGGTATTCCTGGCGGAAGGTACGTTCGTCTAGTGTGCGGCGAGCAGCTTCTACTTCCTCGGGCGGGACGTTACCACCTTCGATTGTCGTGAACGAAAAGGTGCGCCAGTCATCTTCCTGATCAACCTGTTCCCATAAGTCATGAAACCAGTTAAGTCCTGCAGGCGTCGTGATAAACCACGCCGGACCACCTTGATCAGAGAGCGCCGGACGTAAAACCATCTCCCATGCTGTCTGTTTGACGTATGCTGCCTCATCAATAACTAAGGTAGAAAGGCTAACGCCACGAAGGCTATCTGCATTTTCAGCACCTTTCAACGCGATGATGCTGCCGTTATATAACTCGACTGAAAGTTCAGATTCATTTCGTTTGACGCAGATGTCAGACGGTACCATCGTTTTTAACTGACGCCAGGCAATTTGCTTTGCCATGCGGTAGTTAGCTGTCACGTACCAGTTAAGGCTTCCAGGCTTGTCGATTGCCCAGGCTATTAAACGTGCGATGCAAAGGTAAGTTTTGCCAAACCTTCGTCCAGAACACAGGAGTTTGAAGCGTTCAGGCGATTCCCAAACTTGACGTTGTGGATCTGTCAGGCTGAGGAATAGATCATTGCTGACGTGTGACCAGTCTGGGTTGATGCCACCAATGATCGGATTTTCAAGGATGGAACCACCTGGTACTGCGTTAAGGATGCTCACGAGCAGAGTTGCGCCAAGCGTGCAGCGGTATTGATGGCGCCTAAGGCAATGTGATATTGCCCAGCACGACGGGCTTCCATCTGCAGTGTTGAGCACTGAGATAGTAGGTCAGCGATCATTTGTGGTCGCTCAATATCCCAGTCAGCCTTGAGTTTTTCGCGTGCAAGGCGGAGGTAAAGATCACAGGCGTCATCTTTTACCCCCCAGTTTTCCCGTGCATAACGGATGCAATCAGAACGCCGACCACCGCTAGCAATGATGCGAGCGAAACGTTCAGAGCGTTCTAGGGTTTCAGTTTTCGGTCCACGCTTGGGAGCCATTTAGCTAGGTTATGGCTTGCTGTTTAATGTGTATAGCATATCAGGTTATGGACGGCGATATTTTTCATGGATGATTTTAGGGCAAACTTTATTCCAATCATGTGTGTGGTGTAGGCGTGGATTGGAGTGACCCATGAGTTCAATCCAAGTTGAGGAAGGGGAGATCATAACGGTGTAGAAGGATTTTACATAAGTACCAGATTCTTTGTAGGCTTCAGTGATTCCGCCTTTATTTTGCTGTGTTACGCCTTGCGTGAGTTGAATTGGACAGTAAGTAAAGAATAATTTACCAGTGGCACCATGTGAAATGTAAGTATTGACATCATCGTTGAATTTGCCGATGAACTTAAATGGACGTTCTGTATCGCAGAAAAATGAATTCATTGCTTTACGCATGACACGTCTGGCTTTTTCGGAACTGACGTTGTAGTCACCGCCTTGCGAAAAGGCAATGCTAGAGACTGATGGTGTTTCTTGAAGGAACTGCACCATGCCGTCAAAAATAATGTCGAGATTATTTGCCTTGAAGTTTGAGTATTTTGGTGGGCCTCCAGGATCTTTTCTGCCAATACGTCGATAAGAGAACCAACTGTAGTCGTCATCTAGCTGACAAAAGAATCGGCAGTTGACTTGTTTAGCTAGATCCCAGCAGGCATTGCGCGCCCAGAGTGGCGTGCGACGATCTGTTGAAGTATCACAGGAATCTGTTGTTTGTGCAATTTTTGCTTTTGAGAAGACTAGAACTTTATCACCGTAGGCTGCTTTGTATTGCGATCCAGTTGGGTCTTCGTCGTCAATAACAATGTACCACTTACCTGTGTAACCGGAGCGTTGAAGGGTATCTAAGGTTTTAATGTTATCCGGTCTACGGTTTGACAGGATAAAAACGCAAAAGTCATTACGCATGAGGATGATCCTGCTTAAATGCTTCTTCAACGCTGGCGTCTAGTTTGACAAAGCCATTTTGTATGGCTTGTTCAAAGTCAATAATGACCAGAGCAGAGTCTTCGAAGAGCGACTGGATTTCTTTTGGCGCTGTCGCATAGTAATCAGCAATTTTGCTGTAATTAAAAGCTGTATGCCGATGAGCTGCTGAAATGAGGAAAGCCCTTACGTCATCAGGGATGTCGGCTGTTTCGATGTTAGATAGGAGTCGTTCTGTTTTGGTTGGATCGTAAAGCTGTTTAGGTTTGTGTTGCTCGCCTGTTGGTTCATAGATTGGAGCATTTGTTTTATTCGTATATGGGCTGTCTTCGTCAATGGTTTCTTCAGTGCCAAAGATGTCATCTAGTTCGTTTTTATCAAACCATGCACTGATGTCGTGTTCTTCGCTGAGCTGATGGAGCATAGCACCATCCCACTCGCTGAGATCACTGGTGCGGTTGTCAGCCAAAGCCAGCCCGACCTTTTCATCTTCTGTAAGACCAGCTCGTCTGACAGCAATTAACTCGTCACCGTCAGCGTCAATGATGCGAACATTTTTGATGCCAGCAGCTTTTGCACCTTCGATGGTGCCATTGCCAGCAAGGATTCTATTGTCTTCATCGATAACAATGCTGCGTGCAGCGCCGTAACGTTTAAGCGATTCTGCAATGAGCATTGCAGAACGGTCAGTACGCTTGCGTGCGTTTTTATGGTCGTGCTTTAGGTTGTTGATCGAGGTCATGCAGCTTTATCAGACTGGATGCCAAAAAAGCGTGTTGCTCTTGTTTTGCGTCAATAGTTTAGCCTGTTCTTTGGCATCGTCAAGTGTTTTTAGATTTTTAGTCTGGCAGATGATTGCACGTTTTTCCCCATTGATGGAAACAATGGTCATAGAGCCAGAGGCTGTGTCATACAAGAACTCAATGTCCATTTCGTTAATGGAGACATTAAAAGACACAGCCATGGTCTAGTTTGTTTTGGTTTTACTGTAATCGCTTTAGTTGATTAATTTTTGGTTCAATCAGATGATGCGATGAAACAGTCCCACAAACAGTGCCAAGGCAGACCATGACACTGCCATCAGCGAGCGTTTGGCAAGTCGGCTGGACGGAAGACGCGGCAGATTCGATCAGTGAGTTCAGGCGGTTTCTGGGGGTCATTGACCTGGTGGTACAGAGCAGTGTGGTAGTCATCCATCAGTTTGAGAAGCTCCGATAGGTCTGGCAACGGTGGTTTGCGTTTGGTCATCAGCGTGGATGGAACAAAGGATGGCAGCAGCAATGGATTCAAGGATTGCGCGTGGCGCACAGCCCCTAGCAGCTCTAGAAGCGGCTGTAACAGCGTTCTGGTAGGTCTTCAGGGAGAAATGCGCGGTAGGGGTTGCAGGCGCCTTCCCGGCGATTGTGGGGTCGCCTAACGCCCGTAGGCGGATTAGTTGACCCCGTTCAATGTCCAATGCCTTGGCT